ACTCTCGCGGTGCAGCCCTGTGACGCCGCACATATCCCGGCGCTGCACCCCGGCTGCGTGTCGAGGTGTGCCCGAAATCGGGAGGTGTGCAGTGCCTCAGACCGCCGTCCCGATCCTCAAGCTGTCCGTCCCGACCGAGCGCTACACCGCCGCCGAGCTCGACTTCGCCAAGGCGTTCTGCTGGGCGCTGCACACCTGCATCGGCCGCGGTGACCTGCTCCTGGCGCCGCCCGCGAGGCCAGCATGACCCGCTCCCGTTTCGCCCACCTGCTGCTGCTCGGCGCGATGCTCCAGGTGCGCAACGCGGTGCAGCTGGCGTTCCTGCTCGACGGCCGGCGGCGGGCGAACCAATGCAACCGCCGGGTTGCGGACTGACCGATGGACTGCACGGCCCACACGACCAGCGGAAGGCCGTGCGGCAACCATGCCATGAAGGGCGCCACAGTGTGCCGCAAGCACGGCGGCGGCGCGCCGCAGGTCCGTCGGGCGGCTGAGATCCGCGCCGCCCGGCTCTCTGCCCACGCCGAGGCCGAGCGCATGGTTGCGCGTGCCGGTGTGGACGCAGACCCGATCGAGCACCTGCTGGAGTCGCTGCACCGTGCCGCGGCGCTCGTCGAGGTGTGGGGCGCGATGGTGGCTGAGATCGACGCCCGCAGCGACGGTGACCGCGGCCGACTGTCCTATTACGAGGCCGATTCAGACGACCGCGACGAGCTGCGCGTCGTGCCCGGCGACTCGCTGATCGCGTTGGACCGTCACGGCATGGCGCAGGTCCACCCGTTCGTGACCGAGTACAACGCCGCGCTGGACCGTCGCGCCCGCTTCGCGAAGCTGTGCATCGACGCCGGCGTGGCCGAGGCGACGGTGCGCTTGGAGCAGCAGAAGGTGGAGATCGTGCAGCGCGCGTTTGAGGCGACGCTGGAGGATCTCGATCTGACCGCGGATCGCCGTCAAGAGGCGCGGCGCACATATGCTCGCCACCTCCGGCTCGTCGGTTAGCTTCGGCGGGCTACTCGCCGACCTGCTGGACCCCCCGCCGTGGACTCCGGCGGACGGTGATCTGGCCTGGTTCGACGATGTCCGCCTCACCCGCTGGGTCCCGCGCGACCATGCGCCACACCCGGCGCAGCGCGCGTTCCTTGCCCTCGACTGCCAGGAGGCGCTGTACGGCGGCGCCGCCGGCGGCGGCAAGTCCGACGCGCTGCTGATGGCGGCGCTGCAGTACGTCGACGTCCCGTACTACGCCGCGCTGCTGCTGCGCAAGACCTACGCCGACCTGGCGCTGCCGGGGGCAATCATGGACCGCTCCAAGCAGTGGCTGGCGCCGTCGGACGCCCGCTGGAACGACGTTGAGAAGACGTGGCGGTTCAAGTCCGGGGCCACGCTGACGTTCGGCTACCTGCAGACGGCCAACGACAAGTACCGCTACCAGTCGGCCGAGTTCCAGATGATCGGCTTCGACGAGCTCACGCAGTTCGACGAGTCCGACTACACGTTCCTGTTCAGCCGCCTGCGCAAGCCGGCCGCGGGTCCGCTCTCCTCGGTGCCGCTGCGGATGCGCGCCGCCTCCAACCCGGGCGGCCGCGGACACGGCTGGGTCAAGCGCCGCCTCATCGACCGCAAGCCCAACCCCGACGATCCTGAGGACACGGCAGAGAAGTGCGCCGCCCGGGTGTTCGTCCCGGCCAAGCTCGCCGACAACCCGAGCGTCGACCAGGGCGCGTATCGCGAGTCGCTGCTCGGACTGGACGCGCAGACCCGCAAGCAGCTACTCGACGGCGACTGGAACGCCAGGCCGCCCGGCCGCTACGTCTACCCGCACGGCCTGGACCGCGCCGAGGAGCTCGGCCGCACCTACGACCAGTGGCGCGAGGCGGGCGAGCTGCCGCCCCCGGTCGGCGGCGGCGTGCAACTCGGCATCGACTGGGGGATCGGCACGACGCACGCGCTGGTCGTCTGGCAGCTGCCCGGCGGTGGCGTGTACGTCCCGCCGTGCGAGATCCAGGTCGAGCGCGGCGAGCCGGTCGCGCTGACCGAGCGGATGCTCGAGGTGGCCGGCGGGCTGCGAGCGTGCGTCGGCGGGCGCTGGCAGGTGCTGGAGCTCGACGAGGCGCGCTACGACGCCGCCGGCGCGCAGCAGATGGCGACCTTCGAGGCGAAGAGCCCGGCGACCGTGAAGCTCTACCGCGTCGACTTCAACCGCCGCAAGAAGCGCACGATCGGCTACCTGCGTCACCTGCTGGACCGCACCGCGCGCGGCGAGCAGCACCGGATCATCGCGATCAGCCCCGGCAACGTCGAGCTGCTGCGCCAGCTGCGGCTGCTCGAGCAGGACGAACTCGGCAACGTGGTCAAGCACGACGACCACGGTCCGGATGCGCTGATCGCCGGCGTGTGGCCGGTCGCCGCCGAGTTCCCGGACATGACCGACTACCAGCCGACGGGCGCCGAGGGGGTGGCAGCATGACGACCGAGGCACCACCGCAGATCGATCTTGGCGACTCGCCGCTGTTCCGCGCCGAGCGCCGCCAGGCCGGCGAGCTGGGCTACCGCGTCTTCTGGAAGTTCCAGCAGGAGATCAATGCCCTCCTCGGCGCATGCTGGGTCGCCGTCGTCGTGCTCAAGCCGGCCACAAAGCGGGCACGGTCGGCGCTGCGCACCGTCGAGGCGGGCGAGATCATGGCCGAGCAGCGCTTCCCGGAGATCGATATGGCGCCGATGGCGCTCGGCGACGCGCTACGCGCCGCGCTGGAGCTCGCGGAGGGTGTCGCCTGATGGCGCTGTTCATGCGCCTGAACGAGATGCTGGGCCAGAACACGTGGCCGCCGGCCGCGGTCCGCGAGTCGTGGGCCGAGGTGGAGCTCAACCGGGCGTTCCTGACCTCGCACGACACGCGGATCCGTCAGGAGGCGAGCGTGCGCTGGCAGGACCGCTACATGGTCAGCCCGGTGCCTAGGATGATCTCCCGCGCCTCGGCCAACATGCTCTTCGGCGAGGTGCCCGAGTTCGCGGCTGCCAGCGAGGCCGACCAGGCGAACCTGGACCGCATCGTCACCGACCAGGCGCTCGAGCAGGAGCTGCACCGCGCTGCCGTGGTCTGCTCGGCCGAGCGCGAGATCTGGGGCCGGATCGTCGTGATGCCCGGCTTGGTCGACGTGCCGGTGATCGAGTTCGTCTCCTTGGACCGCGTCATCCCGCACTTCTCGGGGCGCTTCGTGCAGGGCGCGACGTTCGTCACCACGTGGGAGACCGGAGCCAGCGAGCGGATGCGCCTATTGGAGACCTACCTGCCCGGCGTGGTGCAGAACGAGCTCTACCGCGGGACGCGCAACCAGCTCGGCACGCAGGTCAAGCTGGCCAGCTTCGAGGAGACCGCCGCGCTGCCCGACCAGACACTGACCGGCGTTGATTGGCCGCTGGTGGCGTTCATCCCGAACACGGTGGACTGCGATCCGACGCGCGGCTACAGCGACTATCAGGGGCTCCGCGACCGCTTTTTGGCGATGAACGAGGCGGGCACGATCGGGCAGGCGAACATGCTGCTCACTGGCCGCAAGCGCGCGCTCGTGGACGGCGAGTACCTGCAGGGCGGCCGCCTGCCAGTCGGTGATGACCTGTTCATCCGTAACAGCCGCCACCAGGGTGACGGGATGGACGCTAAGCCGCTGCAGCTCATCGATTACACGTTCGAGGCCGACCAGACGGTGAAGTGGATTGAGCACATGCTCGACACGACGCTGACGTTCGCCGGTCTGAGCCCACAGAGCGTCGGCCGCGCGATCGACGGCGGCGCGGTGTCCGGCACGGCGCTGAAGCTGAAGATGGCGCACTCGCTGATGGAGGCGGCCGGCAAGGGCCGTCACTTCGACCGCGGTGTGCGCCGCCTGCTGCGCGCCGCGCAGATCATCGACGGCCGGCCGACCACCGAGGGCGGCTTCGGCCGCAGCTACGCGATGCGCGACGCCGAGCCGGCGATCACCCGTGGCGATGGGCTGCCCCGCGACGACATGGAGGCCGCGCAGCAGGTGGCCCTGATGGTCGGCGCGGACGCGATCAGCCTGGAGGAGCGCGTCGCGTTCCTGCACCCGGACTGGACGCAGGACCAGATCGACGAAGAGCTCGACCATCTGCGCGCCGAGCAGAGCCTTGCAGTGCCCCCGATCGCCGCTCCGGCGTAACAGGAGTAGGAGGCAGTCATGCCTGAAGCGACCACGGTCGAGCAGCCGACGCGCAAGCGCCCGGCGCTCGATACCACCAGCAACGCCGCCCTGGCCGAGCGCGTCGAGCGCCTGGAGCGCGTCGTCACCGAGATGGCCACCGCGGTGGCCGGCGTCTCGCAGGCGGGCCGCTGGGTGTTCAACGAGTTCTTCGAGCAGGTCGACGGCCGCGTGGTGCTGCGATGAGCGCGCCCGGCCAGCAGATCCCCGCCACGCAGCCGACCGGCGGCAGCATCCTGGCCGCCGCGCTGGATGAGGTGACCAACCCGAGCCGCGAGCAGCCGCCCGCCGCCGCGCCGGGCCAGCCGTCAGCCGTGGCGCCCGCGGCGCCCGGCCCGATCCCGTACGACCGCTTCAAGCAGGTCAACGACGAGCGGGCGCAGCTCGCGCAGCGCATCCAGGAGCTGGAGAACGCCGAGGTCGAGCGCCAGCGCGCCGCGCTCAGCGAGCAGGAGCGCGCGCAGCAGGACGCGCAGCGCTACCAGACCGAGGCGCAGTCCAACGAGCAGCGCGCGATCCGCGCCGAGCGTGCGTTGGAGGTGTGGAAGGCCGCACACGCCGCGGGCTTCCGTGACCCCGACGACGCCGTGACGTTCTTGTCGGCGCAGATCGCCGACCTGGACACGGCCGAGAAGGTCAAGCAGGCAGTGGCCGAGCTACTGGAGCGCAAGGCGCACCTGAAGGCGACGGGGCAGGGTGGCCCGACGCCGATCGGTCTGCCCGGCCACCAGCAGCGCCCGCAGGCCGAGGTGCCGCTTGGCGCCGACGGCAAGCCGGACGTCAAGGCCGGCCTGGGCCAGGACCTGCTGGCCAACCTCTTCGGCCGCACGCGCGGCCACTAGCGCCCCCCGCGGCGCGCCCCCCGCCCACCGGAGCGATATCCGGGCGCCCCTTCAGGGGTCCTCGCCAACCGTAGCCGGGGCGACACGCCGGCTCGACCAGATCGACCCCTGAAGGAGCCTCATGGCCAACGCCATCCCGCTTCTCGAGGGCACCGACGCGTCGGGCGGCTACCTCGTCCGCGACACGTACGGCCAGACCCTCCAGAACACCATTCAGCGCGAGAGCGCCGTCCTGTCGCTCAGCCGCGTGGACCGCGTCCCCGGCAAGCGCCAGCGCTATACCGTCTACGCTGGCCGCCCCGTCGCCGCGTTCGTGGCGGAGGGTGCCGCCAAGGGCGTCACCGGTGCCGAGTTCACCGAGATGGTGGTCAACGTCAAGAAGATCGCCACCAACGTCCTCTACACCGAGGAGCTGCTCGAGGACGCCGTCGAGGACCCGACCGTCCTCGTGTCCGCCGACGTCGAGGCGGCGTTCGCGGACCTGATCGACGCGCACGCGCTCGGCTACCAGGCCGGCACGGCGATCACCGGGCAGTTCGACGCCGAGCTGACCAACACGACCGCGACCGTGGAGTACGACCAGACCAAGGCGGACGGCATCCCGCTTGCGATCTCGGCCGCCATCGCGACGATCGAGGCCAACGGCGGCAAGCCGAACGGCGCCGTGTTCAACCCCGACGCCCGCGCGGTGCTCCGTGACGCCCGCCAGTCGGCGTCCGGCCTCGGCGCCGCGCAGGCCGTGTTCTCGGACGGGTTCGGCCGCGAGCCGGACACGATCTACAGCCTCGGCCTGCGCTACTCGACGAACCTGCCGACGCTGAAGGGCACCGCCGCGGCGGGCCGGGTCGTCGGCCTGGTCGGCGATTTCACGCACGCCGTGTTCGCCATGCGCAAGGACATCACGATCCGCTCGACGGACCAGGCGACGGTCGACGTCTCCGGCACGCTGCACCACCTGTGGCAGCAGAACAAGACGGCCGTCCAGTGGGAGCAGCGCATCGGCATGAACGCGCACGACCTCAACCGGATGTTCGTCGGCATCCTCAACGCCAGCTGATCGGGGGCACCTGATGGCCGAGAAGAGCAAGCGCCCGCAGGGCGGCGCGCTGAACCCGGACGCGCCGACCAAGTCGGCGCAGAGCACGATCCGGGACGCCAAGCACCCCGACGAGAAGCCCGACCCGAGCACCGTCGCCCAGGTCGAGGAACTCAAGGACTGACGCTCCGGCGGCGCCCTGGCCTGACCGGGGCGCCGCCGACCATCCGACGCCGAGGAGGCGAATGTGAGCATCTCAAGCACCGATCTCGTCGCCTACGCCTCGGCGAACATGCCCACCTCGGACACGGGGACCAACGGCGGCGCGATCGACACCAAGACCTACGTCGACTTCACGCAGCTGGCGGCGAACGACACCGTTGAGGTGATCTCGACGTCGGCGTCGGATACGCAGAACTGCACGATCGTCGGCCGCAACGCCGCCGGCTCGATCGTGTCGCAGACCGCGGCGCTGACGGGCACCACGGCGAAGGCGTTCTCCACGCTCGGCACGATCGAGCGCATCCTCTCGGTCACTCTGGCCTCGGACTCCGTGGG